CGAACATACGTGCAGCCATCAGAACTTTGCTTGTAACTAACATCGTCGGTGTTAGTTTCGGCTAAGAGTGTTAGTGCTTCAGGATAATACTTTGTCATCAGATGACTCCTGTCTCGTTGGCGATCAATCCTGCGCAGTAGGTATCGACCGCCTCCCGCAACGCCGCAGCGCACCTTTCTCGGTAGCCGTCTAGCAAAGATAGATCATCCAATGCCTCGGCGTATTCTTTCGGCGTCAAGTATAGAAGCTTAGCAAAAGTAGGGGTGATTTTATCATACGGGATGCGTGTTCTTGCCCGCACAATGTAGTGTGTGACGGGTCCGCCGTCTTCTTCAGACCGCGTCCGTACCGACGTTTTCACCCGAGCATACAGTTCGCTACGAATTTTTTCTTTGTACGCTTCATGTTCTTCAAAAGTCATTTGTTCTCTCCAAAGAAAAACCCCTGTGACATTTCTGCCACAGGGGCGAGCCGCAGCTTAATCCATCAAGCCGCTGTAGTCTGTGTCGCCATCAGCCGACGCAGAAGAAGTGTCGCCCATCATATCTGCATAAGCATCAGATGCACGAATAGAGCCTGCTGCCAGTGGCAAATCGTCACAAATCTTGACGAAGTTCACGAGCCCAAACGAAACGCCCTTGTTGCCTTTCTGATCGTAAGCATAAGGACGCACGGTCATCATACCCCAGCAGCCGCGATACAAGTCAGCTTCATTTTCAATCGGCTTGAAACCTGTCGCACGGTTTACGACTTCAGGCTTACGGTCTTGCTTTGCGGTAGCGTTGATATAAACGCCTTCAGCCAAGAACCCTGGCTTATCCTTTTCCGCTTGCTTGCGGAAAGGCCAACGGATATTGAGTGACGAAACCTTATCGCCCCACTTCTCCTTCGCCACAGCCATAGCCGCAGCTTTCAAAGCCTTCACGTCATCCTCTGGCAAAAACGCCAGTGTCGCGCTGAACTTCAGTTCTTGGTTTGGTTCGTCTTTCGGACGGTTCGGGCGGAACAGATCATAATAGATCAGCCGTCCAACTGAAGTCCGAAAATTGCCGGTAGCTTTACCGTCTTTCAAAATCTCTTTCGAGGGGAACTGCTTGTACAGATCGGCCAAGTAAGAGTATTCGAGATCGCTTTTAGCAGCCTCTTTGGTCCACGCCATGGGACATTCCTTTCAATCAGCCGTTAGGTTAGCAGGTCAGCATAAGTTGCTGCTGCATCCAGAGGGGATACGGCCTCCCCCCTCTCGGATTCTGGAACCAGCTTTAGCCCTGACGATTCTTTCGTCATAAACTCAAGCGTGATATATTGTTTTGCTGCCTTAAACTCATCGCTATCAAGTAGCGTGCGCTTCAGGCGGCTTTCAATTTCAGTGATGGTCGCCAACTTACGTGGGCGGACATCATCTTCTTCAAGCCCATATAAAAGCTGAAGCGTATCGCTGATGGTAAGTTCATCATCAGACCATTTACGCTTACCGCTTTTCTCGACGAGCTTAAAGCCTGGCACTTTCTTTCCAGACAGTGCCGTGTGGTAGGCCAGTTGGCTAACGGCTTCGCACCATGCCTCAATACTTTTGATCGACACGAGCAAGCGTGCCAAGTCTTCAGGCTTGAGGTCTTCGGTTGGTTGGACCTTAAACATATTGAAGTCACTCTCTAACAAGTCAGCGTAGTCTACGCCAAGAGATTCCAGCACTGCGCTTTTGTTGGCAGGACATACGGCTGCGGCATCACAGAACGTACACCATTCGCCGGCAATGACAGGAGCATCAGGTTCTTTGCATCGCTCGATAGCTTGTTCAATCTCAAGCGGCACGCTGCGCAGACGTTCTGCCGTTGTCAGCCAGCGCTTGACTGCATCTTCAGGTGCCGCCGCAAACACGTTTGGCTGAACGATGATAAGCTCGACTGAAGAAATCTCGAAACCTTTTGCTTCAGCTTCACGAACAACTGCTGCCCCGTAGAAAAGCTCTTGATCGTTTTCTTCTGGATCAACGGGCTGCTGCCCGTTCTTGTAGTCGATGATCTTCAGGGTTCCAGTGTCGATATGGTAAAGCCCAAAGTCCATAGACCCATAACATTCATCAGCATACTTGGCTGTCGGGTAGACCTTAACTTCGATCCACTCTTTAGCCTTGGGGTAGGCTTTGCGCAGGGAAGCGATCGTATCAAGATAGACATTGACGGCTTCTGCCATTGCCTTATCGTCGAACGGTGCGCCTTCCCAACGCGGTTGCGGGTCCATCGCAAGGACTTCGCGTGCGTCAGTAATATCGTGGCGCAAGCAATACTCTGCGAGGTTATGGGCTTTTGTTCCCTTTGCTGCCGCAGGACCAGATGGTTTACGCGGTACGGTTTGCAGGAGTGTGATCGAACCTGGACAATTCTTCCACCGCTTATAGGAAGAACCACCGAAGACCGCGTGTGCGGATTGCTCTAGCTCATTTGGCATACCGTACTCCTGACCACATACCTGAACAAACAAAAGGGTCTTCAAATGCTAAAACCCAGGGAGGAAGGGACGCAGCGCTAAAGCTATCTTCCCTTGTCACTACAACCTCGTCATGCACCAAGTAGCCGATGACATTGCCTTCATCGTCGTACAGATTAACTACTTCGTCGGCGCTGCTCATGCTTGGAGCTTTTCAGCCAAGTGGTTATAGAGCGCTTCCATGTGTGCGCCGTCAATCGCAGCAAGCTGAGGCGCACCGCCGATGTCAATATAGGCTTGCTTCAGTTCTGCGGGTGAGAGCTTACGGTTGCGGATGATCTTACCGACAAGCGTTTGTAAGTCTTCGCGTCGAATGACTGCGGGCTTTTCTTCAGCCTCAGCTTGTGGTTCTGCAACGACGTCAGACATGATGTCATCGGCCTTTTTCTTTTCCAAGAACTCAAGGTACTCAGCTTCAGTAATACGGTGCGACAGTTGCTCGTCGGCGCTCTTAAACTCCGGCCAGCCTTCATGTTTCCACACGCTGTCAGATTCAGGATGGTGCCAATAGGTAATCTCGTTCGGCCCAAGATCAGGATCACCTTCTTGTGGCGGTAAGCCCGCAGCACGTTCAGCTTCCATTTCTTCCTTTGTGCGCCGCTTCCGCTTTGGTTTGTCTTCGATGACGACTGCGTTGTCTTCTGGGTTGATAGGTGCATCTGATACAACGTCAAGAATGACAGGATCGTTCGGAGGATCGCGCAGTGCGCGTAGTGCGCGGCCAACGGGATCGGCAGTGGTAGTTTTCAACTGATACGTGTAAGACGGTTCTGTCAAAGCACCCGCCAAGGTTTGTAGTTCACTCAGGATTTGTTCGGCTGTTTCGCCATTGATAGTCAGGGTAATTGGCATGTGTTTAGTTCTCCTCGTTTAGTTATACTAACTTGTTACGCTATTCACTCGTGTTGTCAAGCACTAAGTTTAAAAGCGTTTGCGTCAATCGCTGTGATATTTGCAGTCTTCTCAGCAAGCGTTGCAACGACAACATCATCAATCGTATCTGCCAGTGATACGAACGTTGCGTTTACACTGCGCGTCTGCCCAATCCGGTGAACGCGCATGAGTGCCTGCATATTATCTGCCGGCGACCAAGATTGTTCGAGCATAAAAATATCAGAAGCGGCAGTCAGTGTAATGTTTGTTCCTGCTGCTCTGATATTTCCAATCACAACCCGACACTTCGGATCGCTTTGGAACCGTTCGATGTTGGCTTTACGCACTGTCGGATTTACATCGCCGCGGATCATAACTGATTCGATACCATGTTTCTTTAGGGTATCTGCAACAATCTGTCCCGCTACTGTATGCCAGCACATGACAACAGCTTTATCAAGGCCACCTTGTAGGCGTGTCACAAGTTCTTCAGCAAACGGCGGAGCTTTGGCTTCACCAATCAGCCGCCGTAGTCGTGCGATATACTCAATCTCTTGTGACAACTGCTCAAGCGTGCCGTCTCTCGCGGCTTGCCGGATGGCTTCATCAAGATCAGGATGTTCAGAGATCAGTTTACGCACGCTTGAGTCTTGCCCGTGCATACGCATCTCAAGCATAAAGATCGGTGGTGCATCTTTCCACCACTCACTCTTTGGCCGCGCGATGCTGACGCTATCGAGCATTTCTTTCAGGTAAACTTCAGCGCCTGGCTTGATCGAATAGCGCGCGCCGTGGGTTGTCGGTGAACCGTCAAACCAGCGTGACTTAAATTGTGCAGAGGTAAGATCAGTTGCGCCTGCCCTACGCAAGAACGTCCACGCATCTGTCGGATCATTCGCCATTGGCGTACCTGTCAAGAACCAGACATACTGCGCCCATTGCGTGAGCCCATATTGCCCGTCACAATTCGGCCCGAGCAAAGCTGCGGTGCGGTTCGCGGTAGGGTTCTTGATATAGTGGCTTTCGTCGATCACGCAGAAGTCAAAGATGTCATCGAGCTTCTTGAATATCTTGATGTGCCGCGTAACAAACTCATAGCTGCACAACAAAACATCTTTCTTGCCAGTGATCCAGAGCTTTAAATCATGAAGGCTTAAAGCGATCTGGACTTTGCGCGGCACGGTTGTCCACTGCCTGATCTCTCGCGCCCATGTCTGGCGTGAAATGGCAGGACCGACAATGATACCACGCGTCAAGCCTAGCTTGTCAAGTGCCATGATGACCTGTGCGGATTTGCCAGAGCCCGGAGGATCGAATAGCCCCGCTACTTCCTTAGCCGCAAGAAACTCTGCTCCTGCTTTCTGGTGAGGTAGGTCTAGGACTTTCATACAAACCAAGAAAGAATGCGGGCTGCGGTTTCTTGCGGGGTCATATCACCGACGACAAACTTTGCGTCATGTCCTTGTTCAAGCGCTTCGCTTGAATGTTGGTGACGATATAGGTTTTCAGGTAACTCACGCTCCAGCCGGATAATTTTACCGCCAAGTGATTTGATTTGTGCAATCTCGTTATCAAAACGCACATCATCGACAACCACGTTCTTACCGTGAGCTTTGATATAAAGATCACGTCGCCAAGCACGAAGCCAGATGTCGTTCTGAATAAGGTTACGGCCCCACTCTGTACCGAGCGTCTGCATCATATGCCTTGGCGTCACCCCAAAGACAGGGTTCACGACTTCTTTCTGATCCCCGTAGAGTTCATTGTCTGAAAGCCCAAGAGTCGACAACATATTCTTTAACGGCGCAGCAAAAGGTAAGCACACATAGCCGTAGTCTTCTACCAAGATACGCGCGATCGTGCTCTTACCGACACCTGCTTTACCTGTGATTCCCAAAATCATGTCTACATCCTTCTTGTTAAACGACGTCTGTTCTAAACATTGGGTTTGTGCGCAATAGCCCAACGCGCATCATTTCGCGCATCATTTC